CCTTAATGGCTTTAACTTTAACCAGTCCATCGTTGACACTAATGGCAAGATCATACCCACATGGGCTGATGTATTAAACAGAGCTAACCTTGGCTTTGAAGTAATGCACGAGCGTAATGCTCACAACTTTCCACTTGACTTAGCATCAGCTGAGTCTACAAACGTAGCCCTCACAGCACCAGCTGTAGGGTAAGACCACGTCCGTTCATCTCTTCGGAGACGCATGATAACCTAGCATGGAACGGGGCTAGGGTATATGGAGATTACAATGCAAGTAACTTACGTATATCGTGGCATTGCTTACACAAAATTTGTGAAGTAATAACAGCACGGGGAGCACCTCAGAGTCGGACTCCCCTGCCCTTGGCTTTTGCCCTCTACGGAGGATACCTTTAGCCGTCTAGACGGTGGGATAGACCACAAAAAATCTCGAGAAAAATTAGTACTAAGCAATATTAACTTTTTTTAATCCATATCAATGGCACAACAGAATAGCACACTGACCACGAGTCTAACTCGTCCGGGTCAGTCTAATGCAGCCGGTTCACAGAGAGCCCTGTATTTAAAGCTGTTCAGTGGAGAGATGTTCAAAGGCTTCCAAAACAATACAATCGCTAGAGATCTTGTAATGAAGAGAACTCTAAAGAATGGTAAGAGTCTTCAGTTCATCTACACTGGACGCACAAAAGCCGAGTATCATACACCCGGTAACAGCATACTAGGTAACTCCGATGGAGCACCTCCAGTAGCTGAAAAGACAATTACATGCGATGACCTATTAATCTCAAGTGCATTTGTCTATGAGCTAGATGAGACATTATCTCACTACGACTTAAGAGGAGAGATTTCCAAGAAGATTGGATATGCTCTTGCTGAGAAGTACGACAGACTTATCTTCCGTCAAATTGCGAAGGGTGCACGTCTTGCTTCACCAATCACTAAAGCAGGCTACGTTGAGCCCGGTGGAACACAGATCAGATTAACCAGAAGTGGTGTAACAAACGCTACTGCTGCTTATGATGCTACATGTTTAATCAACGGTTTCTACGATGCAGCTGCTGCTCTTGACGAAAAAGGAGTAAGCTCTGATGGTAGAGTTGCTGTGTTGAACCCAAGACAGTACTACGAACTAATCCAGAACGTTGAGTCAAACTCTCTAATCAATAGAGATTCTCAAGGTACTGCATTACAGTCCGGACAAGGCATCATTGAGATTGCAGGCATCAAGATCTACAAGTCAATGAACATACCTTTCTTCGGAAACTATGGTACTAAGTATGGTTCTGCGTCAGCTACTAACCCCGGTGTAACAAGCCCCGGAAACGTAGGTTCATTCATTGGCGACGACACAACCGCTAACGGAATGGAAGATGCTAGATCTAACCAAACTGGTATCGAAAACAACTACGGTAACCACTCTGACTTTGAGAACAGCTGCGGACTTATCTTCCAAAGAGAAGCTGCTGGTGTTGTAGAAGCTATCGGACCACAGGTTCAGATAACAAGTGGAGACATCTCAG